TTGCTTTCAAAGAGGCTTTGTATAGATCAATAGCGTTTCTGTTCTTTGCATCTTCGATCTTGCCAAACTCTTTACCGAAAGCACCAATACCATCGCCTTTTAATGCACCACTGTAAGTAGCGGCACCAAGACGGATCCAGTCGCTAGATGTCAACGCTGATGACTGAGGCATCATTGTAGCGTTGTCTCTTTTCTTGCCGGAGACATTCTGTGATGACAATGCACCTTGCTGTATCTTCAGCAGAGCATTTACGTCACTAGCCCGTGAGCCTTGGTCATCACCTAAGTTTGGACTTGCGTCTCGCTGTGCAAGAGCTTCTGTATCGTAGCTGGCTTGCATGTCGATAGGGTTGACGTATTGCTGATTAGGACGACCTTGCATGGACTGACCAGCGGCGATTGCTGATTGGTTATAGATAGGCTGTGCGTTTGGACCAGCTGACAATGCACCTTTAGCGGCCTGTACTACTTGGTTTAAGATAGCACTCTTGTTTACTGGAGTACCGTCAATATTGACCGTGGCATCATCTTCAGATGGCATAGCTAACATAGGTTGAGGTGTGACTGCACCATCTGTAGGCTGAACATAATCTTGTGGCATCAGACCCATTGCCGCCTGTCGGCGTAGCAACTCTTGGTATTCATCTTCTGTCATATCGTCTGACCCTTGTTGTTTTCTTGTGTAGCCGATAGCTCTTGCCACATATTGTTTGGTCTCATTAGGCAACTCATCGAACTTAGCGCCTTGCTGTACCCATCGAGCCGCATTAGCTGGACCCCAGTTATATGCAACTAAACTGTGTATTGGATTGTTGAAGCCATGATGCTGGTTTACGCCAGACACATATTGAGTGGCGATATTCCGAGACTTGGTTGGATCTCGAGCATCATCTGCTGACAGACCTTTACTGACGCCATACCCCATGCCAGCGTTTAGATTCTTAGCTAACAGCTGGTAAGGACCGATAGCATTAGCACTAGACACAGCATTGACTGCTTGGTTCATAGGTAAGTGACCAGTCTCACTGTACCTAATGGCATCCATGAGGGCAGGGGTAGGACTACCGTCTGGGTTGAGGAGTCCATATCCAATCATGTTAAGATATCCCTAGAAGATATATGGGTTACTACCGCCCATACCAGCGGCAGGACTTTGTGTCATAGAATACCCCTGAGAAGGCTGATAAGCTGGTGAGCCTCCACCTCCACCACCGAAGTTAAACCCATTAGGGAAGAACTTGTTGTAGAGACCAAAGCCCATCTGCGCTCCACCTAGAGCCGCCATAGTTGGGTCTACTAGGTTGGCTTGATAGTTCTTGCCTTCGGTTGGCGCACGACCAAGAATAGCGTTGGCGTAGTTTCCTAGAGTATTCATATCGTAGTCTCGATTACCCTCAAAGAACTGACGATCATCGTTGTATTGGTTCTGTAGATCTTTCTGGAAGGCACCACCAGCATTGATCATGTTATTGGCTGATGTGAACCCTGTGTTCATGCCTGTACCAAAGCCAGCCGCAAGACCAGCATTAGCGTTCATAGCGTTAGCGAAGTCAGTGTTGGATTGGTTCAACGATCTGTTCATGAGTTGATCATTGATATTCGCTGTTACATCAGCTTCCTGCTCTGCAACACCTCTACGCAAGATAGCTTCAGCTGTACCTGCTCTTGAGCTTCTTGTGTTGCCTGAGCTAGACGCGGCGTTGTTCAGGTTCTGTAAGCTAACCTCGTTTAACTGACGATTAGCACCGCGCATAGCGGCGTCAATCAAAGGTTGGCTGTTGTTGGTAGCGTAGTTAATAGCATCAGACATAGCTGTGCTGTTGTTAGCGCGGTTGTATAGGTCAGCATAGTTACCTGAGAAACCTGAGCTAGTTTGGGCTATATTTCTGCCGTAATCAAAACCTGCCTGACCAAAGTCATACTGATTACCTAAACCAGTTGTCTGCATATCATTGAGACCAGCATAGGTAGGTCCTTGGTAGTAGCCAGCCGCAAGTTGGTTATTTAGAGCGTTTTGGCCTCTACTGTATAAGTCAGTTATATATGGACGAGAGTCTAGGTAGCCCATATTGGACATTTCATTAGCTCTGTCCATCGCACCTGCTTGTTTCTTTGCGGCTTTGTTAGCCATATAACCGCCTATGACGGCACTTGCTACTTGTCCCCATACCATATGATTTTCCTTTTCATTTTATCTTATACCGCTACCCATGATGTACCATTATAGACAACCAGACCTTCAAAGCCTGAGCCTAGTGGATCCCATGGAGACACGGCGTATCTAACCATACCTTTGATTGGGTTTTCTGGCTCACTCTCAGTTACTTGAATAGCGGCCTCAGTCAATGACCTGATTGCAGTCTCAATACGCTGTAGTTCGTCTTGGATGTATACCCTGATACCATCTTCTAACACTGGGAACTGGGTTCTTGCGTATTGCTGGATGAGGATGTTGGTTTTATCATTTAGAGCCATTATCTTGCTCCAGTAGGTGTAATCTCAAGATCAAACCCTGATAACTCAAAGTCCTTATTGTCATCGAGCGTGATACGATATGCCAAGTAGCGACCAGCGGCTCTACTGTCGATCTTGTGATCAGTAGCAATATCGAAGGTAACTTGACTACTGTAGGTAGGGACTGCTCTTGGAATGTCTGAGGCACCAAACTCAAACAACATAGTGGTGTCGTTAGTGTTCTGGGTATCAGCCTGTGGGTAGATCCTAGTCACTACAACGTAGTCTCTTACTGCTGTTCCACTCTCATCAAGATCAAGGCCTGTACGCTCAAGATACACAGGCTTAGTAGCTTCAGTATCTAGCTGGAACGCAATCTGACCAGCGTCAGACAAATCAACTCCATATAGCTTATCGCTGGTTATACCATCAGCTGACAGGCTCTCGCCTACCATCAACGTGTGTCTGTTGTAACTATCTTGCTGTTGGTAGTAAGTACCACCTGTGAGTTGGTAGGTGGTCGTAGCGGTAGCATAGGTAGCCACTGAATTGACGTTAGCGATGGTGCCTGAACTTACGTTAGGTAGATCCATGAATGACCATGTGTTGTTTCTGTAGTTATATACAGCCGCACGGTTACATCTGTTGGCGTTAGGGAAGTTAATGTACTGATCCCCAGACTGATAACAGAAGTAGATCTCGTTTAGTGTTGGGTTGTGCTGTACGAAACAACGGTCTGATGCTTGGTTATTAAGACTTGAGTAAATAAAGGTCTTCACACGTTCATCACAGATGGACTGCTTGGTAGTCCCATCGTGCATAAAGATGTCGAAGGGTCCGAAGACAAAGTGCTTTCCTTCTACTTCAACTACACAGTTTTGATTAATGATACCTGCATCAGTGAATAGCTTACGGAAGTTAAAGACAAACGTACCACCTACAAACTCCATCATCCACACTTGGTCGTATGAGTAGATAATGAAGTTAGTACCTAGCGTGGCACCATCGACAATCTCTGTACCAATCTGTACTAGATCATTGAAGCCAGCTGATTTAGTGGTGTCTGTCTCATCCCATGAGTCTGGGTAGCTATTGGCTGTAACAATGTTACTCCAGCGTACACGGGTCGTGTAGTTTGTAGAGCCTTCGGTCATATTAAGACCAAGCATAAAGTCACCGAAGGATCTTAGGGAACTACAGCGCCATGTGCTGTCCCAGTTGGGTAGGTCAGCAAAGTTAGACGATACATTGTCACGATACACTGGCACCCTGTCTGGTCTGTTGATGTAGTGTACATCAGCTAAAGACGTTCCTGTGTAGGGTAGGGGGCTTGTTGTTCCTGTAATGGAACCAGATACGTTACTAATGGTCCCTGAAGCGTATTCATTGATTACCCAATCATCAGACACAATCAGGACTGTATCGAACCCATTAGATGGAACAATGCCATATGCAAATCTAGGTAGGAAACCTAGTGTGTTCTTGATGTCTCTAAAGATAGGCGCTCTTAATACTTTTCCTTCATCAAACCTAACATTGAACCCGTAGTTAAATGCGTTGATGGGAATGTTATATGGAGATACGTCAGTAATTACCCCTGTGTCACCCAGTTCTCTGATTGGCAAGATAGGCACTAGTGGTATCTCCTAGCTGGTTCTTTAGCTGTTCTATGTTGTCTCGGTTA